TTAATTACTTGTTCTATAAATTCTACACTGTATTGTTTTTTAGCCATTTTATTACCCCCTATTTCTATTATTTATGCTAACATATTCGCATTTTTTCTCCAAACCTATTAGGGGGCTAAATAGCCTGGCCACGAAGCATTTTTTCAATCTCACGTACCCTTGAAAGGGTATCTTTCCGCTTGAACTCCGCCTGGGTAAAAGACGAACGCTGTTGCCTAAGTTCATCCATCTCGTTGGTTATCCTGGCATATCCCCATATGCAATTTTTTGAAAACCATTGTCGAAACAACGTTATTTATATTCTTTCCTCTACCCTAACCCCACTTTTCAACTCAAAAACAAAATGCGTTGGTGAGACGACCTCTATCTTTTCAACCAACGCATTGAATATTCCTTCATCAAACTCTTCTAGGGCTTCCTGCCTGCCCTTTATAATCTCAATAATCTCATCTACTCTTCCCTTCAGGCTATCCTTCAATATACTGTCCTTATCAACCTCTGCCCTCTTTTCTCTCAATTCCTCCAGTTCATCTGAAATCCTCTTGTACTCTTCCCTGTAAACCTCATCGTCCATACCGTTATTGGTCTGGAATCGTATCAGTCTTTTCAGTTCAGTTTTCAGTTCTTCAATCTTATTTTCCAGTGCTTCAATTTCTCTATCACTCGGCTTATGAAGAAGCACCTTCTCTATATTTTCAATCAGCGTCTTTATGAAATCTTCACGATTCTCATATAATTGGTTGAACACCCTGACAAAGGCATCTTTCAAAACGCTTTCATCCACTGCTTTGGCTGCGCATGCCTTTTTTCCATTCATTATATAGGTTTTACACTGCCATACGAATTTCCTGGATGGGTTATTGCTGTTCCACTGCCTTCTTCTGTATATATTATCGCAGTTCCCACAGAAGACCTTGCCGCTGAAAGGGTACTTATTAGAATATTTCTGCCTGTCGCCTTCAATATTGTTATATTTTGCAGCCCTTCTTGCCTTTTCAGCCTGTACCCTGTCAAATATCTCCTTTGATATAATCGGAGGATGATTTCCTTCTATTATGTATTGTTCTGCCTGTCCTTTATTATCCACCCTTTTGTGCCTGAGAAAATCAATTGTGATTGTTTTCTGAAGCAGGGCATCACCATAATACTTTTCATTTTCCAGTATGCCGCTGATGGTGGAATCCCACCATTTTGGATTGCCGGTTACCGTCTTTATTCCGTCCTTCATCAACCCTTTGGCAATTGCGTTGTAGCTTTTGCCTTCAAGGTATTCTCTGAATATCCTGCGGACGATTTTAGCTTCTTCTTCATTTATAATAAGCTCTCCTGCTTCATTTTTGTCATATCCAAGGAATCTTGTGGTATTCACCAACACCCTGCCTTTTTCAAACTGCCGCACAATTCCCCATCGGGTATTTTCAGATATATTACGGCTCTCATCCTGCGCAAGGCTGCTTAGAATTGAAAGTAAAACCTCTCCCTTGCTGTCCAGTGTGTTGATGTTTTCTTTTTCGAAGAAAACTGCTATTCCTTTTTCCTTAAGCCTTCTAACATAATCAAGGCAGTCAAGCGTATTCCTCGCAAACCTTGAAATAGACTTGGTGATAATCATATCAATCTTGCCGTCCATGCAGTCCTGAATCATCCTTTTAAAATCTTCCCTTTTTGCCGTACTCGTTCCCGATATCCCGTCATCGGCATAAATATCGACCAGAGTCCAGTCACTTCTGCTGTTTATATAGTTCGTATAGTAGAAAACCTGCGATTCATAACTTGATTCCTGTTCCTTGTTGTCGGTGCTTACCCTGCAATAGGCGCAAACCCTTGTCTTTGCGTTTTCAGGCAATCCCTTAATTACCTGAACCGGCTTTGCTTCAATTTTTCTTATCTTTTTTACTGCTGTATTTGCTGCCATAAAATCCTCCCTTTCGAATATATTCTTTTTGTGGTCACATGATATAATCGCTTGGGGCATTAATCAAGTCAAAACTTGATATTCCAATGCTTTGAAGGATTTTTTGTTTTCTAAATCTATGGCTTCAAATTCCTCTTGTGTTATAAGGTTGTTTTTCTTTAATGTATTTAATATATGTAAACTCAATCTATAATTGATATTCGCTTCATTTATCATATAATCTCTTGTCCCCCTTCATTAAACCCATATATGAAAGGGGCTTGCCGGAAGGTAAGCCCCTGTTAAAACAAACTTTTTATCTGAATATTGAATTCCTTAAATACTGTAGAATCATCCGATAACGTGGCTGTCAAGACCACATATTTATTCAGGTAGGCAGAGCTGCTTGCTGCCTTTACGGTTGCGCTGTTCCCTGTTGACGCTGTGATGGAAGCATATAGCGTTGAAGTCCCGTCCTGATTGCGGATAGACCATGCAACGGATTTGTCAAACACTTCATTTCCATTATCATATATGTGCGCCACATAGGATTGGCTCTGTCCCAGTTTCACCGTACTGCTTCCCGTTATGGTGATTGAATAGTTGTGTGCTAAGGTTTCTACTGTAGTTATTGTAATGGAATCTGCAACCGTATCGTGATATGTAAGCTTTGCTGTAATTACAGCCTGTCCCAGTGCGATTCCCATAACCTTTCCCGTATTATCCACGCTTACACAGTTAGGATCACTGGATGTAAAGGTTACCGTAGGATTGGTTACGGCAGTTCCGTTATCCGTAACGGTTACATTCAACTGTATGATATCATTTATAAGGACATTGGCCGCATCCCCGTTATTGATGGTCAGTGTGTATGCATGCAATGTTTCATATTTCCAGCGGTCGGCAATATTGTTCTCAACATCGTCATATGTTGTGCTTATTGCATCCAGTGTACAGTTTAATTTTATAAGCCCTTCCTGGGATTTGTCTATTCCAGTAACCTTAAATGGCTGATTGGTTACGTAAAATCTCTGGTTTAATGCGATATTTCTTGTATCAGGGTTATATTGCACCGTTACGTATATATTCCCTGAAGCTACCGATATATAATTCCCTGAAGTGATATCGAATACCTTGCTCTCTTCAATGCAGTCAAACCACTTAATATTGCCCGACCAGTTAAAAGCTATCCTGCAGCTGCATTTTCTCATCCTTGCCCTGTATGAGTTTTCTTCCCTGTCAATCTGGCTGATAATCATATATTTCAAGTTGTTATATTCCACTATATCCCCTGTCCTGATCTGGCACTTGCACCGAATTATTTTATCATCGTAATAAGTGAGTTTGTCGGCAGCATCTACGATCAGGGCAGCCTCATCTGTCCCGTTTATTTTAATGCTTTCCCCCTTTTCATAAAGGAAAAAGTCTATCATGTCGTCAATTTTGTTCATATGTTTACACCTGCCTTTTCAACTTGTACAGGTAAACTTCCATGTAGCTGTCCCACTTCTTGATATCCATCACCTTGTATTTTTCATTTTCAATTTCCATATAGCTATGTATACTAATGGAGTTTTCAATATCACAGAAAACCCTCCTGGTTATGTTTATTTCAAAACCATCTTCAAACATTATGCTTTTTAAATAAGGCTGAACATCGGCATAAATGGATTTTATATAGGAATTGGGGTCAGATTTTGAATATATTTTTATCAAGGTATTATAAAACATATCAGCCTACCACCCTTATCCTTGGAGGCGGAAGCGCAAGCCTTATGGATTCGGGAATGGCATTTATGATTGTGAGGCTTTTCTCCCCTTCGGTTTTCTTTGTTATCCCTTCTAAATCCCTGTTGTTATAGAGGAAAACTGCAAGGTCGGCAGCCACATCATGATACTGTTCGGGCAGCGCATCTATATTGCAGTAGCCTAAGATAATATCTGTGGCTTTCTTAATGAAATGGTTGAGCAAGTTGTCTTTCGATGTGTCTGAAATATCCATGCCAAGCAGCATTTTTACGATTTCAAGCACAGGTTATCCCTCCGTTTTCCTTATTTTATCTTCTTTTTTGTCCAAATCATATAATGCCTGAATTAGCTGTTCCTTTTTATACCCGATTCCGTTAAACCCACGCTCTTTTGCATAATCCGTTAATTCCTTATAGGTCATGTCCTCATAATTTTTTATTTCTTTTATCTCTTCTACGGTATAGCCATTCTCTATAAACCATGAAACAAGGTAAGGGTCATCAGTAACCCCTACCCCGTTTACAAAGTTTACGCCGGCGGATATACCGTTGTATTGCTTATTTTTCGAATATATCCTTGCCATAGCCAATACCTCCGTTATGCTACTTTAATGTTCCTGAATACTCCTGCCGCCTTGGTAGCTTTTAATGCAACAGCCGCCACCATTTCCACTTCTCCGTTCTTTACGGCTCCGGCTGTAGAAAAGTCAGGAAGCCATATCTTCACCAAGTCCTGATTTGCGAGGGATACGGCATGGAATCCATCAAGAGCCAACCTTGCTGCATAAAGGTCGGTAAGGCCTGTCACTACATCAGTGCCATTTGGTTTCCTTGTATTAACAATAGATACAACAGGGTCATTGCTTCCTGCTTTTGCTCCAAGGTCAACCAGTACAATTCCGTCATAGGCATCTACCTTCCTGCCGAATGCATCCTCGCTCTGAGTGAGGTATCCCGCCCTTCTTGCCACTGCTTTGATTTTAGTGATGAGTTTTGAATTCCCCCCAAGGAATGTCGGCTTCCCGTCAAGATTGGAGAGGAACTCATCCAGCAGGTCAAGGAACTGCTTATAGTTAGTATCTACTGCCGAGGATGTTGACAGGTCTATATATGCTCCTGTGTTAAACTCTGTGCTGGAGCCTGTGATTGCTTTATTGAGCCCGTCAAAGGCATTGGCATCTACAGCAGAATCCCCGTTGATGATGGTGTCATGGAATAACGCCCTTGCAGCTTTAACCTTCTGCTGAACCTGAAGGTTTACTTCATCTACCAGTCCACCTGTGCTTGCGATAACCCTGTCAATCTGGAAGGAGCCTCCGAAGGGCTTTAACTCAACCGTATACCTCTGCTTTTCAACTTCCTGCGGGGTATATTCGCTGTTGATGGCCCTGAAAGCCGCTGTCGGCTGTGTGATCAGCCTTGTGTACCCGTATGTGAGTGTTGCGCCGTTTGTCCCAGGGGTAACAGCGTCATCAAAGGGTATGTTGTCCAGTATGAATGAACTCTTCCTGAATTCATCAATAACTCCTGCCTGTATATCGTCCTGTGTGTTTAATTTTGCCTGTGCTAATGTAATCATAAAATCAATCTCCTTTCAAATTTTACTTGTTTTGGTTGGAATAATACTGTTTTAACGCTTCATTAAGGCTTTTAGGCTGGTTGTTCCTGCTGCTGTTATTCTGCGGCGGATTATATCCATTGCTTTTAAGCCTTTCTTCCACAGCAGACTGAACAGAAGAATTGAATATCTCCTCAAACTTGCTAATATTAGCAACTGTAGCTTCCTCATCCTCCGCAATGAACAAGTCAGCTATCTTATTGATTGGAAGCTTCTTTTCGGAAGCGATAGTGAGGGCTTTATTCTTTAATATCTCCCTCTGTT